AGCTTTTCCGACCGGGACGGTGACGACAAAACCACCACATTGGACTGCGGCCTGTTCACGCTGGACGACCTAAGCTACTCGGACAACGGCGGCAAGGCTGCCTTTAAGATGTCAGGGGTGTCCGCACCGGCGCTGGACGCATTTTCGGCTACCGAGCGCACGCAGAACTGGGAAAAGGTCACGCTGAAAAAGGTCGCGCAGACCATCGCAAGCCGATACAAGCTGCAGCTGGTCTTTGATGCGACCGATGTTTCCATCTCTACGCAGGAACAGAGCAGCGCAACAGACAGCAGCTTTCTCAATCAGCTGTGTAACGACTACGGGCTGACGCTCAAGGTATTTCGGTCGAAAATCGTTATCTTTGACCGGGAAAAGTACAAGAAGAAAGACCCAGTTGCAACGATACCGCGCGAAGAAATGAGTTCGTTCTCGTGGAACACCACGCTTGCAGGCAGTTACACCGGCGGTACGATCACCTATACCGACTCGAAAACCAAGAAAGACGTCACCTATACGACAGGCGGCGGCAAGCGGCTGCTCAAATCCTCGACCAAGGCAGACAACCTCGCTGACGCGAAGCGCAAGATCGAGGCGGCTGTCACCTCGGCCAATCACAGCATTACAACGATCAGTTTTCAGACGATGGGCCGTCCTGATCTGTGTGCGGGACAGACCATCATGGTGACCGGTGTCGGCAGACTTAGCGGCAAGTTCTACATCGACAAGAAAACCGACAGCCTGACGAGCACGAGCTACACCTCGAAGATCGAGGCCTCGCAGGTGCCGACCGCCTCGGATGCAGTTATCGTGGATGCAATCCAGCGCCTGGCTGCTATCGGTGTTATCAACTCTCCGGGCTACTGGATTGGCAAGCACAAGTCGGTCAAGTATCTGGATGACCTGCTGCTCCAGATGGCAACGACCATTCTGGTCAATCATGATACCGGACTGTATACCGGCAATCCGCAGGAGGCGCTCGATGCGCTGGTGAAGTACGGCGTTATCAATACCCGGGATTACTGGGCGGCTAACATGGGCAAGTTGCAGTACATTTCGGACTTGATCTGCAAGGCAGCCAATGCGCTGCCGGAAATCATTCAGTAAGGGGGGAACACCATGGATACCATTCGTATCGGCCGTATCTCGGCAATCAACTACACGGACGGCACCGCGCGGATTGTGTATACCGACCGTGACAATGCAGTTACACCGGAACTGCCGCTGCTGTCTGCCGAATACTGTATGCCGAAGGTGGACGATCTGGTGCTCGTGCTGCATCTTCCGACCGGAGCCGAGGCCGGTGTTATCATCGGCCGGTTCTGGTGTGACGGCAACCGTCCTCGAGAATCGGGTCCCGGTCTGTACCGCAAGGACTTGAGCGACGACGGCACCTGCTACATCAAGTGCAAGGACGGCAAGATCGAGCTGCACAGCCCGGGCGGCGTACAGATCAGCGGTGCACTGACCGCCGGCGGTATGTCGGCAACGGCAGACGGTCTGACGATTGCAGGCGCTCTGATTGCAGACAGCGTATCGGCCAGCAGCGTCACTGCAGGTGGAAAGAGTCTCGGCAGCCACACGCATACCGACAGCGTGGGCGGCGAAACGTCCGCGCCGAAGTAAGGAGGCACACATGGCAAAGGAAAAAATGAGCCTCGGCGTTATCGGCACGGCAATCGTCATGGCCTCCTACGGCGTTTGGAAGTCGCAGGAGAATAAGATCAAGTCACTGATACCGGCCAGGGTCGGCAGTTTTGGTGATATTATCTTTCAGGTGAATTCCAGAACGGTGCTGACCCCGAAAAAGCTGACGCATACGGCCTCAGCGAGTTACGGCAGCCACAGTATGCTGTCGGGCAAGCCGCGTTTGCAGTATATCGGTCCATCTCTGGAGGAGGTTAAGTTAGAAATTGTTCTCCGGGCAGACTTTGGAGCCAGGCCGCGCACGCAGCTTGCAGCGCTGCACAAGATGCTGCAGGACGGCACGACCGCATACCTCATTATCGGCGGCAAGCTGGTCTGTGAGCTGCCGATGGTGATTACCGATATTTCGGAAACGTGGGATACGATCCTGTCACGCGGCGAGCTGTGGCAGGCTTCGGTCAATCTCACACTCAAAGAATACAGATAGGGAGGGGAATACCATGCAGCCGGAAATTGCTTTTTCTGCTGCCGATACAGCAGAGGATGTACAGCGGTGTATTGCCGTACTGCTGAGCACACGCGCAGGCAGCGTTGCCATGGATCGTGAGTTCGGTCTCAGCTGGGACTTCGTAGACCTGCCGGTTGAGGCGGCACAGGCGGCATTGACGGCCGAGATCGTCGCTAAGGTTGCTAAATACGAGCCGCGTGCGCAGGTGCAGAACGTGACCTATACCGTCGGTGACGATGGTACGCTGCTTCCCCATGTGGAGGTGACGATCAATGAGTAATATTGCGGAGCTGAAAAACGTTCCGGAGATCAGTTTCATCGACGGCATCAGTCTGGAAACAGTGACAAGTCAAATGCTGGCGGACTACGCAGCGGCCTATGCCGAGGCGGCAGGTGAGCAGCCGGAGCTTGCGCAGGGCAGTCCGGAGCGGCTGCTCATCGGTGCAATGGCCGTGCAGTATTATCAGGCATTGCAGTACATCGACCGTGCCGGCAAGATGGGACTGCTCAAATTCTCCGAGGGTGATTATCTGGACAACATCGGCGCATTGCGCGGTATCATCCGTGAACCGGCGCAGCGTGCGTCCTGCAAGGTCAGGTTCACGCTTTCCGATGCCCGTACCGAGCCGGTCGGTATTCCGGGCGGTACACGATTGAGTTACGCCAATCTGTTTTTCGCAACAGATGAGTACAAGGAAATCCCCGCCGGTGAGATGTCCGGTGTGGTCAGTGTAACGGCACAGGAAGCTGGTATCGACGCGAACGGTATTCCGGTGGGTGAGCTGAAAGACCTCGTAGACCCTGTGGCTTACGTTGCCAGTGTGAGCAATATCACCATGACAGCCGGCGGTGCGGAGATCGAAACCGACACCGAACTGACAGAACGCATCTATCAGGCGACAGCCGGTTATTCGGTCGCCGGTCCGAAAGATGCATATATCTACCATGCCAAGCGTGCCCGTGCCGATGTAGATGATGTGGTCGTGTACAGCCCTGCACCGGATCAGGTGAGTGTGCTGTTTACGCTGAATGACGGCAGTCTGCCGGACGATGGTGCATTGCAGGCTATGACGGCGGCGCTCAGCGCGGACAGCGTGCGGCCGCTGACCGATCAGGTAACGGCGCTGGCCCCGGAGGAAGTACCGTACAACATTGCATTGACCTATTACATCAACACGGCGGACAGTCCGCAGGCAACGACGATCCAGACCGCAGTAATGACAGCGGTTGAGAACTACGAGTCATGGCAGCGCAAGATCGGGCGTGACGTCACACCGTCCAAGCTCATTCAGCTCGTGATGGAGTCAGGCGCAAAACGTGTCGCAGTTACTGCTCCGGCACATACAGTCGTTACGCCGTATATGATAGCCAAGGCGAATAAGGTGACTGTAACCTACGGAGGTCTGGAAGATGATTAAGCTATACGATGCAACGCTTGCGAACGCGCTGCCCGAGGTGCTGTCTGAACAGCCGTGGGGCAGAGGCTTTGCAGCAGCCGTTCAGCGACAGCAAAGGCAGCTGCTCAATCTGGCGCGGCGTATCTCGCTGTATGCCGCAGTGGACGATATGCCCGAAGCCGTTCTGGACGTTATGGCAGCGGACTTGCGCGTACCGCGGTATCTGGTCGGCTATCCGCTGGCAACCAAGCGGACACTGATCCGCGGTGCGTTGACGTACTGGTCGCAGGCAGGCACTAAGGCTGCCGTAGAGTCGCTTTGCTGCGATATTTTCGGTGACGCGACCGTATCTGAATGGTACGAGTATGGCGGAAAAGCCGGTTATTTCAAGGTCACAACGACGAATTCGGCAGTTACAGAGCAGAATGTCGCGGAATTTCGAGCGGCCGTCGAAGCAGTAAAACGACTGTCTGCGTGGCTTGAGGGCGTGGAGCTGGTACTCTCTACGCCGGATTTTGTCGCGGCAGTAGGTTTTACCGTGCAGATATGCGACAGCCTGCACCTGAAAATGTAGAAAGAAGGGGATAGACATGAGCTTTACTGCACCTAAATTCACTAACGCTGGCCGTCAGCTCCAGACGCGCGTGATTGCCGGTGATACGCTGACCTTCACGACCATCAAACTCGGCGACGGCACGATGACCACCGAGCCGATCGCGGCGTTGACCGACCTGATCCACGGCATTATCACGCTGCCGGTGCATGAGGTGCGCCGTAATGCTGATTATGCAGATGTGACAGGTGTTTTCCAGAACGCTGGATTATCGAGCGGTTTTTACTGGCGTGAGATCGGAATTTTTGCAGCTGATCCGGATTATCCGAACGACCGCAGTCACGATATCCTGTACTGCTACCAGAACGCGGCCGAGCTGGCGGAGTATATTCCGTCGGCGTCCTCTGCGGTAATCGAGAAGATCATCCGTGTAGCGTGCGTCGTCGGTGACGCGGAGAATGTCACGGTGGGTCTGGCGTCGCAGGCGTATGCCAAGGCCGAGGACCTGCAGGCACTGGAAGAACAGTATAGCAAGGATGTCGAGCGTATCGACAACGCGCTGGATGCTGTCGACCCGACCAAGATCACCACCAAGGCCGAACCGGCCGACGGTGACGGCGTGATGATCGCGGACAGCGAGGACGGCGGCAAGGCTAAGCGGCTGCTGTGGTCGAGCGTTAAGACGGCGCTCGGCAAGCTGTTC